GCATAAATATAAGAAAAGGAAACACGAAGGCTGTCCTAACACCCAGAACACGAGGTCAAGAATACTACTCTGATTTTTCAAAGAATCTAGAGCAAATTCCGGGCCGCAAAGACATATCAAGGCGCATTAACGAAAGCTCGGTAAGAGAGTCTATTAAGAACATTGTGCTTACCAACAAAGGCGAAAGACTATTTCAGCCAGAGTTTGGTTGCGTTATCAATGCCTCGTTATTCTAGAATATCGATGCTAACACCGTTATCATCTTAAAAGATAATATCGAGAAAGTAATTAAGAACTATGAACCTAGATGTGTAGTACGGTCTGTGGAAATCATTGCAGACATAGACACGAATAATATACAAGCGACTGTCCTGTTTAGTGTCATAAATACAAATAACACTTCATCAATAACAATCGATCTTGTCAGGGAAAAATAATGGCTAACATATCCCCAGTAACTAATTTGGACTTCTTCGCAACGAAAGAGGCGCTTAAATCTTTCCTAAAGGACCATTCAGACAGGTTTAAGGACTACGACTACGAAGGGTCTAACATGAATGTATTGATAGACCTACTATCGTACAATACATTCTATAATAACTATTATTATAACATGGCTATCTCAGAGATGTTCCTTGATAGTGCTACACAGCGTAACAGTGTATTAAGCCACTCAAAAGAATTAAACTACGTGCTTCGTAGCCGAAGATCGTCGGCACTACGTTGCGATATCTCGTTCAATGTGCCTAGTACATACGACTCAAACTTTATAACCATTCCTGCTAATACTCCATTCAGTGGCCATTGCGGAAATAAAACATATATTTTCCTTACTGACGCCGCCTATGTTGCCTCAAAGACTTCCGCTAATTCTAACGTATACGCAGTAAAAGACGTAGACCTCTATGAAGGCAGAAGAATTAGCGAAATACTTACAATCGCAGATACAACTATCTCTAACGAATGGGTAGATACTAGAAGCATCATAGTAACTGTTAATGGCAACTTATTTACCTTTAAGAGTGAAATCTTTGGTGAAACTGAAACCGACCGTGTATTCTACATCCAGCCCGAGAATGATGGCAAGTACAGCATCCAGTTTGGACAAAACAAATTCGGATTCCAGCCTACGCTAACCGACGTTATCAATGTATCATATAGAATTTGTTCAGGACCAGATGTGAATGGCGTCAACAGTCTTACACTAGATAGCAGTAACACCGGCGCTAGTTCAAACTCTATCACAGTGACATCCCAGTCCTCAGGCGGATTCTACGCCGAGAGTATTGAATCGATTAAAACCTTTGCTCCTAAGGCACTCCAAGTCAAAGAACGTGCCGTTACTAAGCGTTCTATTGAGTACTAAGAAGTTCTATTGAGATCCAGATTTCCTAACATCGAAGCTATCTCTGTATATGGCGGCGACGAAGTTGATGAAGAAGTTGACCTCAATATGGTAAGGTCATCATTTCAGTTGACGTTACTGGCGGCGAAGGCGCTGCGGATTACGAGATTGCAAACTTCAAAAACTATTTAAAAGACAAGACACCGTTAACCATTGAACCAGTATTCGTTGCTGCCAAGTTCTTGTATATCGACACCGCAGTTAACATTGTATATGACGCTAACCTTACTAGAAGCTCTCCTGCAGATATAAAGAGACAGGTCGAGACCGCTATCTTAGAATATCAGACAACTTACCTAAATGACTTTAATAAGACACTCCGTCAATCCAAGTTGGCAGCATATCTAGATACACTAGACGGCTCTATCGTGAGTTCTACTATCACAGCAAAACCTATTATCGAATATATTCCTGCGTTGAATATCGCAAGTAGCCCTTCGTTTTCATTCGAAGATGCGTTAGCAAGTCCGTATGCATTTGATGCCACAACAGGCTTTACAGCATTCACGCCAGCAGTAAGTACCACTAAGTTCACTGTAGAAGGTACACTCGTGACTATGCAAGACGACGGACTTGGAAACTTTATGCTTGTCACAGCCGATACCGAAGTCGCTCGTGTGTTTAAGTCAAACGTAGGAATGATTAATTATACTACAGGTTCGGTTAAGTTGTCAAATATTACAGTCAAATCCTTCGAAGGCGATGCAATCAAGTTCACGGCTTATAATATCAACAATGACGTTAAGACTCCTAAGGATAGAATTATCACTATCCGTAGCAGAGACATCACCGTTACAGTAACACCATTGGCGGCATAAAATGAGTTTAGTTGTTCGAGACGGCATACACTCGGGTATTGACCTTCAGTTTCCGGCCCTCTATAGGGAAGAAGGTGAATTCATGGTTGAATTCACGAAGGCGTATTATAAGTTCCTCGACGAAAGAATGGACCGTAATATTCCTAAGCTGAGGGATATCGATACAACTCTTGAGGGCTTTCTGAAGTTCTTCACAAAGAAATACCTTGCCGACCTTCCTCTTGATACTGTAATCGATACACGCTTTATTATTAAGCACATTACAGACCTATACAAGAGAAAAGGCACACAGGAATCCCTAGAACTTCTATTCCAATTATTCTATAATGAAGAGATTTAGGTATTCTATCCTTCTACCAGTATTCTAAAGCCATCGGACTCTGTTTGGGGTAGAGATAATTACCTAGAGATGAAGTCCATATTCGTTGTAGATAACTACACAATACAAAAAGGCGACAGAATTAAAGGTAATATCTCATTAGCTAGCGGTTTAGTGGATGAGATTATCTTTGTTAACTTCACAGCTGCATTTACACCTATTGTTTATCTATCAAACATTGCGGGCAAATTCTTAGCCGACGATGGACTTTTTGTCACACGATCAGGAGTCACTACATACGTAGGCAAGTTGATAGCAGGTTCAATTACCGCAGCTACAGTAGAAGAGGCTAATAGAGTTCCTGGACAGTCTGTCGGAGACAGAGTAAGGCTAGTATCGAGAAACTTCGGCGTTGACGCAATAGCCACAGTGTTAGATGTCTCTGATACCTCTACCGGTCAAATTAATTTTGCCGTGCAGGATGGCGGCTTTGGATACGTGGGCGGATCATCTACAACTGCCCGCAATAAGGTAGGAATCAGTAATCAAGTTCTGATTGTCACACAAAGATTATCACCTACAATTAAACCAGGAGACATCATCACATGTGAGGGCGCTGTTGTCACAGCCCCAGTCAAAACATTCCTCGCTACACCCATTCCGATTAATGGAAGTGCTATAGTAATTTCGTATAGACATCCGCTATTGTACATCAAAACATTAGATAATGCATCGAGAACTGCTGCCTTGAATAAGACCGTTGAAGATGGACCGCACGCTTGCATTAAGTTAATACCTATTGAGATGCTTCGAACTGTCGTAGGACAGAGCACTGAAAACGATGATTGGGATAATATATTTCAAGCGTTTTCACCTAACGGATATGCTTACGGCGATATCAACCACTCTCGCACGTTGAATTCGGCTGATGCCTCAGCAATGTTGAACTACCAAGTGATTCGGGATATGGAAGCTACATTCAAAATTAATAATAATACTGCCGGCACATTATCGTCTGTTGGCAAATACAATGCTTCTGCCTCATATGAGGTTTCAAATATTACCAATAATGAGTTTGTTACATTGATTACTGACCAGATCGGAGATTTCGATACTGTTCGACTAGACTCTTCTGATTATGGTATGATACCATTTGGTGCTGAAACTATTAATACAAAATTAAAAGATTCCTTCACTTCCATTACTGAAGAGTTAGGCACTATATCCAATATTAAGGTTCTGTCATCTGGTGCAAGCTATGAGAACGATGTATACAGTAAGGTGGAATATTCACCTATTTCCAGATTTGATAAGAAAGATATCATTATCAATTTTAGTAACACTAATTTCTTGCTGAGTGTAGGAGATATCATCACGCAAGCGAGACAGATCGAGGACCCGGTGGGATAAGCGCAGTCAGGGATTGATGTGACGACATTAGGGATAAGTAACACAAGTAGTAATTACCCAAGCACTACTACCATCACGATCGCTACAGGTGGCACTATTCCTTACACAGCAAAAGCAAAGTTTCTGAAAAGAGATGGCAACGATTACTACTTCCGCCAACTAAGTTTCCATGACTTCGATGAAAATCTAAGTGTCAATATCAATAATAACTTATATCTGATTCAAGGCATCAGATATGACCCAGACTCTTTGCCTATGGGAGCTAATGCAACTATTACAGGACGCACAAGCTATCAGACTGGACAGATCGAAAGAATCGCAACTATCAACAGTGGCTATAGATACCTAGACGGAGAAACTGTAGATATTGTTAATCAGGAACCTACAAGTCCTAACTACAATCGAGTTGTCGGAACTGCTGTCATTCGAACACAGGGTTCTGGCTTAACAGAAGGTAAATGGAAGACTACTACCTCTTTGATAAGTGAAATAACAAAGAAGATTCAAGATAGCTACTATTATCAGGAATACTCTTACGAAGTATCATCTATCATCGACCCATCAAGGTATGAGCCTCTGATTAGAGATACTATCGGAGTAGCTGGCACGAAAATCTTCAGTTCGCCGCTGATAAATAGTATCAACGATATGTCTCCTTCACTTGATATTGAAATTCAGGTCTACAACCTTGTAGAAGAGAACTTGATTACCGAAGACGGAATCAATCAGGTGGTTACTGATAGCGGAGATAATGTCGCTGTGGTAACTCTTGACCTAGACTTTACGTTGTCATCAAGTCTCACAGCATCTATAGGAACATAATAATGTCAGCTATTAAAATCGTATCAGACGGTGATCCTTACCCAGCGCTTGCAGGTAACCCACTGACGAATACTGCTGCCCGGTTGTTTCCTGGCACTACAAACACTTTCTCAGATCAAAGTTACAACTTCACGTTTACCTATAGAGGCGGCACTAATTCACTCAACCCATTCCCAGTAGGAGCTGGTTCTATTGGCATTGCATTGAATGGTGTTATTATAAAAGGTCCTGTGAGTAATGCTTCTACACTAGCAGACATACCTGTGGCTTTACCGACGGGATTTCAATGGGACACTGTGACCAATCAGTCTGCATTCTTTGCCGATGGATGTAGCGGCTTTCCTGATAGTAGCGGCAGATACACTTACCAATCAGGACTGTTTCTGAGTAACGGATGGATGGGTAACGCAACTCTATATGGATGTTATGCATACTTCAACAGCACTGCATTCGGTGTGGATAGATTCCGTCACGCAGATGGTCATTCTAAGATTCTCGGATTTATGTTCGATGGTTATCCAATATATGGCCCATATGGATATACGAATGCTCTAATCTCCTCAGGTGGAACCAGACAAATGCTTTCTTCATATAGAAAGAAGGGCACACCTCAGACTGGAAGAGTATATACATATGCTCAGTATGCCACCGGAACATTCATTCAAGATTACGAATATGTTCCTAACGAAGGCACACTTGATGAGTATAATGGAAGATACTGTTTAACTCCAGACTTCCCATTAGGCACATATGCGTACTTCCTGACATTTGAGACCGGCAATCTGAATACTCCAGCTTATCCATACATTGCAGGCACTAGCACAAGAGAACAACGCCCCGTGGGCGGAACATAATGACATCATCAGTAATTAAACGGGCAGAATAATGGCAAAAATTATCACAGAAAACTTTAGGGTTGAGACTTCGAATGAACTATTCAATTCATTCAAGAATATTAACCCTACCCTTAGCGCTAACTTTCTTCGTCGCTACAGGCTTATAACACTAACAACTCGTTAGGACTTAGTGCTGGTAATCAGACCACTATTCAACAGTTTGTCAACACAGTTAGATACATTGAGACCTGAGTCATATTACTATATTATGGCATCGAGT